AAAAACTTTCAGAGAAAAAGTTGATAAAGTTGCAGCAAGAGGAAACCTAGCTGGTCTTGATGGACGTAAGCTTATCGTTCGTTCTCAGCATGCAGCATTGAACCTTCTAATTCAAGGAGGAGGTGCAATTATTTGTAAGCAGTGGTTGATTGAGATTGACAAACTGAAGAAAAGGTGTAAACTACGTGCTGATCTTGTCGCAAGCATACACGACGAGTATCAGTTTGAAGTACACAAGGAAGATGCTGAAAAGTTTGGTGAAGTTACCAAGCTTGCAATGAAGGAAACAGAAAGGAAGCTGAATGTACGATGTCCGCTAGGAAGCGAATACAAAATCGGCCTGAACTGGGCAGAGACACACTAGTAATTCTTAATGATGCAGAAATACAGTTTGCACATTTGATTGCTGACAACAGATATGCCAGCAATAGGAAAGCAGGTGTGTTTGATAATAAGGAAGACAAGAAAAGAACTTCAATTGAAATTGACAGAGATGGAGTTGAATCTGAACTTGCTTTCTTTAAACTTATAGGAAAATATCCTGAACCTATCTTTGACATTTCAATAAAGTCAAAAGAAAAGGGAACAGATGATGGAGATGCCTTTATTGACAACATGGCTATCGACATCAAGTCAACCAGATATAAGACAGGAAGACTTATTCAAGCTGGTTCACAAACGAAACCTTCAGTTGATCTTTACTGTCTTATGATCAAAGAGGGAGAAAATTCCTATAAACTAAAAGGTTTTTACCCTGCAAAGATGTTGCTTCGTGACGAGAACTATGGTAAACACTTTCCCGGTAGGCCGTGTTTTATGGTTGAGCAATCTGACTTAATGGAGTATGGTGACTGTGTAAAAAAAGTGCTTGACATGCGTAAGTGAGTTGTGTATATTAGCAATCCTTAGACAGCCACATTGTGTGGCACTATGAAAATGAAAGGAAGAAAACAGACTATGGTTGAAAAGAGCAAGAACTACATCATTAGCGGCGAAGCTTTCTGGGCAAGCCTTGTACAACCTAATACTAAGTATGTACCTTCTTGGCAGGTAGACGTAGGAAATCTAGACGACAATACTGCTAAGATGCTAAAAGATTTAGGTCTTAATGTTCGTAAGTGCGACAAGGAAGAAAACAATCGAGGTATGTTTATTACGCTAAAGCGTAAGGTGTCTTATCAGTCCGGTGAACAGAAATCTCCTCCAATCGTAAAGGATTCACAGAATAATCCTTGGAATGGTAGCCTGATTGGTAACGGTAGCAAGATCAATGCAAAGTTCCATGTGTACAGTAACAACTATGGTACTTTTGCTGAACTTGATGCTGTTCAAGTAGTTAAGCTTGTTGAGTATGCTCGTAGCGATTTTGATACTGTTGAAGGTGGTTACACCATTTCAAACGGATCAGATGATCTGGAAGAAATCGCTCTATAACATAACGTAATTCACCAAGGGGTTGTCATTTGGAGTTGGACAACATAATACAAGCAGGTGTGGAGTGGGACTGCTTGACCATAGGAAAGGTAAAACAGAATGACTAACGAAGACAAGATTCTATCAGCACTAAAGCGCCGTATGCGTGTTACTCGTAAGACTGCCATTGAGCATGGCTGGTGTGAAAATCTAACTGCTACTATTGCTCGTCTCCGCAAGCGTGGCTACAAGATTCTTACTCTAAAGGCCGTGACACCGGAAGGTGTGCCGTATACTCGCTATCGCCTAGTAGGTTCAGCCACTCCCGCAAAGGCTGCTGCCTAACTAGGTTAGGGCAGAGATGATAGACCAATGAAAAAAATCGACACTCTGGTAGAAGATATTTATGATCTTTTTGCCAGCAACACAGAGATAACAATTAATAATAATGATCTGGAAGAACTAGCCGAGTCGATCAAAAAGTCTATTGTCTCTGCCCTTTCTCGTAAGCAACAGGATCGTAAGAAGACACTTCGCCTTTCTCTTATTGGTCATCCAGACAGAAAGATTTGGTATGATCTAAAAAGTGGTGCAGATAAAGAACAACTTTCCGGTCCTACGCTAATCAAGTTTCTGTATGGTGATATTCTTGAGGCGTTGCTTATCTTTCTGTGCAAGCAGTCAGGTCATACAGTAGAAGAAGAACAGAAAGAAGTTGAAGTTGCAGGTGTTGTAGGTCATCACGATGCTATCGTTGATGGTGTACTAGTTGATTTTAAATCAGCTTCACCTTATGGCTTTAAGAAGTTTAAAGAGGGTACTGTAGTTTCAGATGATCCTTTTGGATACATTGCACAAATATCTGCATACAGCACAGCAAACAACACTACTGAAGCAGGATTTATTGCAATTGATAAATCAGGAGGAGAGATTGCTTACTGTCCTATTCACAGCATGGACATGATCAATGCAGAAAATAGAATCAATTATATCAAAGCATTTCTTGAACATGATACGCCTCCTAATAAGTGTTATGATCCTGTTCCTGATGGTTCCAGTGGTAATATGCGTCTGGCTGTTGGCTGCTCTTTTTGTGACTACAAGTTTGATTGTTGGAAAGATGCGAATGGTGGTAAAGGTATTCGTACATTCAATTACTCAAATGGTCCGAAGCATCTTGTCCAAGTAGGTAAAGAACCTAATGTGCCGGAAGTAACATGACAAAATTTAGATCAAAGTCAGAAAGAACCACAGCAGATTATCTTAACCTAGCCGAACTTCAATACAAGTTTGAACCATACTATATTCAGTACACTTGGTTAGAGTACAAAAAGTACCTTCCAGATTTTGTCCTTCCCAACGGAATTATCGTAGAAGTTAAAGGTAGGTTCACTCTTGAAGACAGAAAGAAGCATATGTTTCTAAAGGAAACACATCCTGATCTTGATGTTCGATTTGTATTTGATAATCCTAAAAAGAAATTAAACAAAGGTGGTAAGTCAACTTATGCTGACTGGTGTTTGAAGAATGGTTTTCAGTTCACCAGCCTAGCTGAAGTTTCAGTAGTAGAAAAGTGGTACAATGAACGAGGAAGAAGCATTTCTTCTGGAAGTAGAACAGACACTGGAAAAAGCACAAAGTCAAGAACGAGTACTCTTTCTAAGCGTAATACTTCAAGCACTTCTAGACGCAACAAAGCCTGAAAGCATCCACGAACCTGAAGAAGAAATCTATGCACGTAGACATGCACAGGCATGGTTCTTTGCTTCAGTAGGAGTAACCGCACAGGACTACGTTGACGTATGTGATATGGCAGGAATTGATCCTGACTATATGCGTAGCTTTGCCTTTAAGGTTCTTCGTTCAGGTGAAATAAAATATGTACGCCGCAGAATTAACACTGTACTTTCATTCAAATAGAGAATATACATGGATCGTGACACTGAGATTGTAAATTTGTATCGCAACAGAGGTAAAGAAAGCGTTATTGATCAGATTTATTCCAAGGACATAGAAAGGAAAAAGAAGTTGGCTGATTCTGTTATTGAGTACAAGTACACTGAAGATAAGATTCTTGAAGAGTTAAAGAAGTATATAGATGCTACATACAGCCAGCATTATGCACAGGGTAAGTACCAAGCAACTGATACGATCATTGATGCTGAATATGGTGAAGGATTTTGTATGGGTAATATGCTGAAATACTGGAAGAGATACGGTAAAAAGGACGGCAGAAACCGTAAGGACTTGCTGAAGATCATACATTATGCTATGATTATGCTTTTCCTTCACGATTCAACCCAGACAAAATAGGAGACACAATTCATGGGCATCACCGTTGACCCTAACAGAGACACTTTATTTGATAAACTAGGAGTAACAAGACTAAAAGAATCGTACATGGCAGACGGAGAGATTTCTCCACAGGAAAGATTTGCCTTCGTTTCTTCTGCATTTTCCAGCAATCCTGATCATGCACAGAGACTGTACGATTATTCTTCAAAGCATTGGCTGTCCTACTCTACTCCTATTCTGTCTTATGGTAGGTCTTCACGTGGACTGCCTATCTCTTGCTATTTAAATTACATCAACGATACAGCAGAAGGTCTTGTAGATAATCTATCAGAGACTAACTGGCTGTCCATGCTAGGAGGTGGAGTTGGAATTGGTTTCGGTATACGCGCTGCTGATGATAAATCTACTGGGGTTATGCCACACCTTAGAATGTATGACGCATCCTCATTGGCGTACAGGCAAGGTAAAACACGTCGTGGTTCTTACGCTGCATATCTTAGCGTTGACCATCCTGACATCCTACTTTTTCTTGAAATGAGAAAACCGACTGGTGATCAGAACTTTCGTTGTCTGAACATGCACCACGGCATTAATATTCCTGACGAGTTTATGCAGATCATTGAGAACTGTATGACTAATCCTTATGCTGACGATAGCTGGGAATTAAAAGACCCTCACACAGATGAAGTAAAAGAAGTTGTTTCTGCACGTGATCTATGGCAGCGTATTCTTGAACTACGTATGCACACTGGAGAACCTTACCTTCACTTCATTGATCGTTCCAATGAGAAGCTTCCTTCATGGCTAAAGGAAAAGGGTCTTAAAGTTCAGCAGTCAAATCTTTGCTCTGAAATTATTCTTCCTACTGACAAGGATCGTACTGCTGTTTGTTGTCTATCTTCCGTAAACCTTGAGTACTATGACGAATGGTCCAAGGACGAAATGTTCCTTCGTGATGTACTGGAGATGCTTGATAATGTTCTACAAAAGTTTATTGATGCTGCTCCTGATTCTATTAGCCGTGCAAAGTACTCCGCTATACGCGAACGATCAGTTGGAGTTGGTGCATTGGGATTCCACGCCTATCTGCAAAAGAAAGGTATGCCCTTTGAATCTGCACTTGCAAAGTCAACTAATAGAAGAATTTTCAAACACATCAGAGAAGGACTTGATAAAGCCAACATCGACCTTGGAAAGATCAGAGGTGAAGCACCTGACGCTTTCGGGACAGGACGGCGTTGTAGTCATGTCATGGCAATTGCACCGAATGCTTCTTCTTCGATCATTATGGGAAACACATCACCTTCTATTGAACCTTGGCGAGCAAACGCCTACAGGCAAGATACAATTAGTGGTGCCTTTCTAAACAAGAATAAGTTCCTAGATCAGCTTATCAAAGATAAATGCAGCAAAGATAGTTCACTTAACTACGACAAGATTTGGTCTTCCATTATTGCTAACGATGGTTCAGTTCAGCATCTGAAATGTCTTGACGATTACGAGAAAGACGTATATAAAACTTCAATGGAGATTGACCAGCGTTGGGTAATTGAACATGCTGCTGATCGTCAGGAGTACATTGATCAATCTCAGTCACTAAATGTTTTCTTTCGTCCTGACGTTAACATCAGCTATCTACATGCGGTACACTTCATGGCATGGAAGAAGGGACTAAAGACAATGTATTACTGTCGTTCAGAGAAGATCAATAAGGCTGATCGTGTCTCTCGTAAGATTGAGAGGCAGATCATTCAAGAGATTGATATGGAGGCACTAGCCTCTGGTGAAGATTGCATTGCCTGTGAGGGTTAATTATGCCAGATATACAAGACTATTATGAAGAAGTATTGCTTCTGGACTAGATGGTTTTGCATCTTATAAAAAGGATATAGACTACGATTCTCCGGGATGGTAGCTTCGTATTACTTTAAACTGATATATAGAGGAATACAATGACAACGATTGAAGAATGTTTCAAAAGTCAACAACTTGTTCTTAGTAATCTAGAAAAAGATCATGCAGATAAGTGTAATAGAATAGATGAACTAGAAGCTGTCCTTGCGTCTTTTCTAGGTGAAGACGATAAGATTAAAGTTATGCTTGGTGGTAATCCTAGTTATGTAAATTCTTTTATAGAATATGCTAGAACTTTACTGTATCGAGAAAAGGAAGGGGAACATCAAAATGAAGTATGAAAAGAAAGGATTTAAGTGGAGTGAAGAAAAGGGTTTATGGCATAATGCCACAGTGAATCGTCCACCTTCAGTAATGATAAATAAAGATAGGATGGTTCATGTTGGGCCGGGAAAATCAGACTATGGCTTTAATTGGTCTGGTTCTACTTTAACTCATTGGCACTGTATTACAGATATGTCTTTTGACGAAGCTGTAAAATGGGTTAAAGGGACAGAAGATGATCCTAAACATACAGAATGGTTTAGAGAAAATGTGGTAGAGAATGTTATGAATAATATATCTATCGTTGCTTGGAAATGTCCTAATAAAGTAAAAGGGTGTGTTAAGAATTGTGGCAGTTATGGGTGTGGAAATTAAACATTACGTTGTTCGTAATGGCGAAATGGTTGAGGTTGAATAATGACCACACAGGATTTCATCAATTGGACTAGATGATTTTGCATAAGCTGCGGCAAGGAGAGTTATACTCTACGTATGAATAATACTCATATCTGGAATCAGTTTAAAGACCGACACGGCGATCTAGTTGAACTTATGCCAGAGGACACAGACTGGTTAAGCATGGATTGGACTATTGAATGAGATACTTTTGTTATGACGAACTTGTTGAACCGGGTGAAGGAACCAGCGTAGTAACAGTTTCAGAACAAGAAATTAGAAAAGAGTATTATCCCTGGTGGTATGAGAAGATGTGCAAAAAGTATGGTAAAGAAGAAGTGGATAAGAATTGGTCTTTTGAAGAATGTTTAGAGGACTGGGTGACAATACATTACGCATGGGAAGTTGAAAAATGACTGATAAACTTAAACTTCAAGACGAACGTAATTACTTCAAGCCTTTTCATTATCCTTGGGCATATGATCTATGGTTAAAGCATGAGCAGTCACACTGGCTACATACTGAAGTACCCATGATCGAAGACGTAAAGGATTGGAAGAACAATCTTTCTATTGAAGAGAAGTATTTTCTTACTAATATCTTCCGCTTCTTTACACAGTCAGACATTGACGTTGCCGGTGGTTATGTGAAGAACTATCTTCCAATGTTTCCACAGCCTGAAATTCGTATGATGCTTTCCAGCTTCGCTGCACGTGAGGCATTACACATTGCTGCGTATTCTCACCTTATTGAATCTCTAGGTATGCCTGAAAGTACGTATAACGAATTTCTTGAATATGATGCTATGCGCGAGAAGCATGAATACTTCCTGTCTAAGGTTGATACAGGTGCTTCGCTGCCAGTAAAGATTGCTGCTATTTCTGCTTTTACTGAAGGTCTTGCACTATTCTCCAGCTTTATCATGTTGCTGAACTTTCCCCGTCATGGTAAAATGAAAGGCATGGGTCAGATTGTCACATGGTCAATTGTTGACGAGACACAACACGCTGAAGGAATGATCCGGCTTTTCCGTACTTATCTGGAAGAAAATAGAGAGATTTGGAATGACAAAATTAAGTCAGAAATTTATACGATTGCAACTAAGATGGTTGATCTTGAAGACAAATTTGTTGATCTGGCGTTTAACATGGGGAAGGTGGAAGGACTTAGAGATACTGACGTTAAAGAATACATACGATATATAGCAGACCGTAGGCTTATCTCTATGGGCATGAAAGGTATCTTTAAGGTAAAGACTAATCCCCTTCCTTGGGTAGAAGAAATGATCAATGCGCCAACACATACTAACTTTTTTGAGAACCGTGCAACTGACTATGCCAAAGGTGCATTGACAGGTAACTGGTCAGAGGTATGGGCAAATTAAGGAGACACAAATGGCACGAGACTACAAGCGGGAGAACAAGAACTACAAATCAAAGCCTGAGCAAATCAAGATGCGTGTACAACGCAACAAGGCAAGACGACATGCAATCAAGGCGGGTAAGGTTGCAGTAGGTGATGGTAAGGAACTGGATCATATTGTTCCACTAAGTAAAGGTGGCAGCAATTCACCAAAGAATATTCGAGTTACTACAAAGAGTAAGAACAGTTCCTATAGTCGTAACTCCGACAGTTCAGTTAAAAAGAATACACCAAAGAAAAAGTAATGATCAGTGAATTTCCTTACTACGTGTTTGACAAAGAACTACCAGCAGCTTTTTGTGATGGTCTTGTTACTATGGGACTTGCCAATAAGCAAAACTCTGGTGGTTTACACGAGAAGGACGGAACATTTTTTGATCCTGATGTACGGGAAAGTTCAATTAGCTGGCTGAACAATTCAGAACTATCTGAAATACTTCAGATTTATGCTCAGAAGGCAAACGAGGCAGCTAACTGGAACTTTCATGTTATGTGTTTTGAAACACCACAGTTCAGCACGTACAGCCAAGGGGGACAGTACGACTGGCATATGGATGTTGGCGTTGAAAGTGAAGACGATCTTGTAATCAGAAAGCTTACACTATGTGTTTCTCTCAATGATAGTTTTGAGGGAGGTGACTTTCAAAT